CAAAGGTTGCAAACGTAGTCAAAGGCGCAATTGCAAACACCGTATCGGGGTTTCAATCAGGTGCTAATAATCAAGTACAAAAGAAAAAAGTTGCAGCTAAATTATTAAACAAATCGCCACTAGAATTAGAATCACCTAGTCCTACTTCTCACATGAAAGAGAATCCATATAACTATGGAACGGCATACTATCCACAAGAAACATCAAACTTAGGAGATGGTCATTACGTAATATTTGATGTCATTATGCATAAGGCATCCAAGTTTAAATCAAAACAATTTGGTGAACAAGGTATCATAGGTGTATCAGACCATTTGGTTGGTGAAAAAAGTTTAATTAAAAGAGCAGACAAAGTAAAGACTGCTTCAGACAAAGGTGTTGGTGCAGAAACAAGAGTAAAAGCAGTCAACTCTGGTCTAAATGAAAAAACACCTACGCACACATACATTTCTGATAGTATGATATTATATACACCAGGCGAAGCATTAAAGTTTAATTACTCAGTAGGTTATAACGACATGGAAACTGGTCTTGCAGGTTTGATAGGACAAGGTATATCAAACATAGGTGAGAGTGAAAGTTTTTTAGAAGGTTTAAAGACAACTGCTGATTTAACTGGTGACGCAGGTGCTATACTATTAAGAAAGGCAGCTTTTGGTGCCGCTAGTTTAATACCAGGTTTTGAAAATATAGAAGGCGCATTTGATAAAGCAAAAGGTCAGGCAGTTAACCCTCAAATGGAATTAGTATTCCAAGGTGTACCGTTTAGAGAGTTTACTTTTCCTTTTACATTTGCACCTAAAAACTACTTTGAAAAAGAAGAGATGTATAAAATTATTAATCTATTTAAGTTTCATATGCATCCTGAATTTAAAGACTCAAACAGATCATACTTTTTAGTACCATCAGAGTTTCAAATTACATACATGTATAGAGAAAATAGAAACGCATATATTCCTAGAATATCACGTTGCGTATTAACAGGTATGAATGTGAACTTTGCACCACAAGATGTCATATCAACATTTAAACAAGACACACAAGGAACACCAGCAACTATGGCAACAATGAGTTTAACATTTAAAGAAACAGAGATTATGACTAAAGAAAGAATAGCGGACGGTTATTAATGGCATACTTCGATAGATTTCCAACTGGTCGTTACGATATTAAAGGTGATAAGAACTACAAACTTGTTACAGATATATTTAAAAGAGTTAAAGTGCGAAGTAAGATACAAAAAGAGGCAGCTCTTTACGACACTTATGATGTACCTGCCGGTGAAAGACCTGAAGTAACAGCATTTAAACACTTTGGTAGTTCAGATTTACATTGGGTAATACTGTTAACAAATAATATTACAGACGCCTTCCATGACTGGCCTATGGGCAATAGTGATTTTGAAACATTTGTATTTGACAAGTACGCAAATCCAGACGCCATACACCATTATGAAGTTGCACAATCAAGTGGTAAAACTACAAGTAATGATTATTCACATCTATTAGAAGTAAATAGTGACCATGTTGGCGCACAATCAGTTTCTAATTACGAATATGAACAAAGATTACAAGACGAAAAGAGAAAGATAAAACTATTACAACCTCAATTTTTAAATGTGTTTATAGAGGAATTTGATAAACTTATCAACAGATAATGATCCATGTACAATACAATAGATACAGACCTTTTAACTAAAGCTGGAGACTTTATACTATCAGACGTAGTATTAACTTCTTACATCTCATCAAACGGTAACACCAGTAAACCAAAACAAATCTCCGTCAAATCATTAATGACAGAGTTAAACATCTATGAAAGTATAGATAAAAAGAGTTTATCAGGTAACATTGTATTAACAGACGCACAAAATATACCTAATCATTTACCATTAACAGGTTTTGAACGTATAGAGTTTAAACTGTTTACGCCAGGCACAAGTAGAGGTTTTGACTTTACGCATGAAACTGGACACCCTATGCATATCTACAAGATATCCGAAAGACAAGGTGCGACCCCAAGAGCGCAAGTGTACGTATTACATTTTGTAAGTAAAGAATTAATTGTCAATGAACAAAAAAGAATATCACGTGCTGTATCTGGTTCATTAGATAATATGATGTTATCGTTTATAAGAAACGACTTAGAGTCTACTAAAAACGTGATTATGGAAGAATCAAAAGGTCTTCGTAAGTATGTTATACCAAGATTGCGACCCTATCAAGCAATAGATTTTATTCGTAAAAGAACAGATAGTTTACGATATGCCAATAAAGGTTTTTTATTTTATGAAAACAGTTTAGGTTTACATTGCAAATCATTAGAATCACACCTTGCAACAAGTGGTGTCGCAGCTAGACCTGTAGTTGCAAAATATAAACCTACACCTGCTAATGTAAGACAAGGTGATGGTAATAGAGATGTTGTAAGAGAAATGCAACAAGTATCTAATTTTCGTATCAAAGAACAATACGATACATTAAAGTCATTACGATCAGGTGTATATAACTCTAAGGCAATTGCGTATGACTGCCTGAACAAGAAATTTACAACAACACATTATGATTATCTTGCTGAATATGGCAATAGTTTTCATACGGAACATGATGGAGTAGGTGGTAAGACAGATAACAAAGGCATACTACCATTTTTTAATTATGACAAAGGAAAGACGTTCTCCTCGTTTCCAGAGGGTAGTTTATACGTGTTTGCAGATACAGAAAAGTTACATAATGACTTTGAAAACGACAATGACGCAGATATTACACCTAAACGAATTGCACAACGATTTTCATTTGAATCAATGGTATTAAACCTATCTGTACCAGGTTTTACAGGCGTAGGTATAGGTGATTTAATTACCTTTGAAATGCCAATATACGAACCAGCTGACTATTCAGAATTAGATATAGACCCTTATATGTCAGGTAGATACTTAATAAGATCAATACGTCACACAATAAAACCATTTGAAAATAGACACTTAATGTATATTGATTGCATGAAAGACTCAGTACGATTACCATATCCTGAAGAAACAAACGATACACAAACAGATTACCATACCGACACAGGACAAACATTAACACAAGAAGAACTAGATAACGCCGTTATAAACACCGATACAGGAGATAATATTCTCTCATAAAACTAAGAGAATCCGACCGAAAAAATGACACATAGTATAATCACCAACATAACTAAACGAGTACAAAAGACACTTAATATACACAAAGACTGTGGGACACCAGATTGCTGTATGGAATGTGATACTGCCTTCTTAGACAATATAAGTAATAATACACCAAATGAAAGACAATTTGATGAAATGGCAGTGTATAATGACGAGGAATTAAAGATTAACTGGTTTAAAGGCATATGGACGTATTTGCGTAATGGAATCAGTAATAGGCGAAAATAGCGTAAAGCATAGGGATTAAAAGAAAACATATATCGAAAGAAAATAATGGCATACTCAGAAAATTTTTTAGGCATGAACGGTTTTATATGGTTTGTTGGCGTTGTAGAAGATAGAAACGACCCTCTGAAAGCTGGCCGTGTTCGTGTTCGTATACTTGGTACACATACAGAGGTCAAAGAGGACTTACCTACAAGCGACTTGCCATGGGCAACTTGTTTATTACCTACTACAAGTGCAGGCATTAGTGGACTAGGTGAACATACGTTCTTAGTAGAAGGCAGTTGGGTCTTTGGTTATTTTAAAGACGGCATGGATCGGCAAGACCCTATGATAATGGGAAGTATACCTGGTATACCTGGTGAGTTAGGCAACCCTAACGTAGGTTATAATGACCCTAATAGAAGAAGTGATATTGAATCTGAGGACGATTACAATGTCTCCGTTTATCCACGTTTAAGTGAAGTGGACACCAATCGGCTTGCAGTTAACGGCGAGAACGAGCATTCTAGTTTAACTACACGTAAGGCAAATCGTATTACTGGTATTGCAACAGCTGACTTTAATCCTGTAATAGTGGCAGACGAATCAGAAATACCTGGTTCAGACAGCGACACATTTGACCAGCCCTCTATTACTTACAATGCAGTTTACCCTTACAACCACGTGTTTGAAAGCGAATCAGGTCATATCAGAGAATATGACGATAGTTTTACAATAGATGAAAATGGCATCCGTACCAACTTTTATCGTATACATGAAAGACACACAAGTGGTACTGCTTACGAAATAGATAATGGTGGTAATAAAACCAATTTGATAGTAGGCGACCAGTTTACCAATGTAAAGGGCAAAGACCAAAACTTTATTGAGGGTAACTCAGACACCACTATAAACGGCAGACACAAGCTATTCATTAACAAAGACGGCAATTCAAATAACAACTACGATATACAAATAGGTCCAAACGCCAACATTAATATACAAGTAGATAAAGGAAACATTAACATGGTTACCGTAGATGGTAACATTAATGTAAACTCAGGTGGTGATTACAACCTACGAGTTGCTGGTAATTACACACAACAAATACTAGGTAATGAATTAAAGACAGTAGAAGGCAGTAGCACTCAGAACACAACGCAGTCTGTAACAATACGTGGTTCTACAATAGATTTAAACCCTTAGAAAAAACGCTATCCGTGGCAGTTAACAAAGTTTAATCTATAAATGTAATAACATCCAACGGCCATATACAGATCACTTTTTATTGTTTTCCAGCTGATTAAATTCGATACTTTCTTTATAGAAAATTTTTCGGAGGATATTTTTACTACCCCAAAGTCGCCTCATTAGACCGTATATCCCTATAGGTAAGATAACATTAATTACACGTTTCCCTCTTACAATCATCATAGTACCATAAAGGTTGTTCTCTATATAAGAAAACCCTATTACTCCTCTAATCATATTTTCTTGCTTTTATTAATACATAAAAAACAAGTATCGTAACTGGTATACCAATAAAAAATAAACCTATCATAATCTCTTCTTTCGAAAGTATCTTCTCCATAATGCAGATCGTGTCATGGACACCACAGTAAAGATTAACGCAATACCCATACTATCAAAGATTGTTGGATGTAAATCAAATAAAGGAAATATTAGGAGTTGTATAAGAACGGCCAATACAAAACCACTACCTACATCTATTACACTTTCTTTTATATCATTCATAGGTGTAGTATACATCATTTGTCGCACATTGTCAAGCTCGTAAGTCTTATATATAACGGTGTACGTCCTTCAGAGGAAGCTCCAGGTACCACTCCAGGAACCGTCTCCACGCAATAAGTCAGAAAAGATCGCAATTTCGGAAATCGGAAATTTTCTAAATATCTCTATGGATCTATTCCACGGACTACTACTATTGCTGTTAGGTTGTATCTTATCGTTTATTGTAATGGGAGTTATTTTTTATGCTGAATCACCAGAAGAAGCTAAGAAAGAGGTAAATAACCCTATTCTTAACTTTTGGCGGTCTTTGAAATAAAATCGTTTTCTTCTTCGTTATATGGCCACACGTTTGGACTCTTTCTTTGGTTGTATCTTTCCTGCAAACTGTATTCGTTGAATATTTAGTTTACTAAATTTGTATTGTACTGTATTAGACATTATCTTATACCTCTATTAATTTTTGATATTTCTGGTTTTGGAAATCTACCGTCTGCTTTGTAAGAGTTGTACGCCCAATACCAATCGTTACCGTATTCGGCCTGGCAGTAAGATTTGACGCCAGAATCGATACTGTCATCATCACGCACACTAAAAATTTTAAATATATTAAGATAGAAGTCTTTTGCTTTATTTGTAACTGAGAACATGTTTTTATCACCTTTTTCTTTCGCAAATATTTAGCGAGAAAAAATCTTTTTTTGCTGTGCTAACTTTCTATAGCAGACTTACACATAATGCAAATAGCTACCAATAATGTACTTTGGTGTTTTAATAGGTTTGTGTCCGGCATGAAGATATGTCCATGTAGGTGGAAACATTAGAAGTCTACCTGCCTTAGGTTGTACAACTGTATCGTATTCACTAAATGATGTTTGACCACCAAAGTTATCATTTAAATATAAAAAGAATACTAAAAATCTCCTAGCACTATCATAGTCACCAACATCTACATGATTTTTAAATTCATCTTTATCATTAGGTAAATATCGTTTCATTCTTATTTGTTCAAAACCATATTGTTCAGGCCATTGTTTTTCTTTTATATTACAATCTTCTTTATACTTGTGTACATAAGGTCTTAAATGTAAATAAAGACCTTGCACCATAGCTTTCCAATCTTCATGTTGGTTTAGATTGATTTCTGTAAAGTGTCTATGGTTTTCTAAATCTGTGGAAACTTGTTGGTCTTTGTTTGCTTCAAACTTATCAATAAGAGTTTTGCATAAGTTAGGTTTTAAAATATCATCATACGTCTTAATATACTTTTTCATAACACCATTATATATTATTCCTTCCTAAAGTCAAGTCCAATATAAATAAAAATAAACTTCGTGT